CTTATTGTTAAAAGTGTATATTTATAGTCGCCACTTGTTTTGAGAAGTGATGACTATGAAGTGCATTTGTGACAATATTTTAAAATTTATTTTGTTTTTGTTGTGTTATATATTAATTATGTTATTTTATCCCCCACCTATATAACATGCGGGGACATCAAACGTTTGAATTGTTAGTGCAAAAGGTGATTCACTAGTATTATAAACTGATAATCTAAGATCTACCGTAGGATCCACCACCGATATAGTAGTATCTACCTGAAGGACTTGAGATAAACATTGATACCCGAATCGAGATTCATCAGTAAAACTCATAAATACTTGCATTTTACGCACCGTGGTACTTTCACCTGAAATATTAGTAAGGGAAAATAAAAGAGTACCCATATCTCCAGGGGGTAAAATTACTGGATTAGTAAATAAATTTGAATAATTAAGAAAACGTTTGGGATTCATATTAGGTATAGTAAATTCATAACTTAATATTGGTGAATTCGACCCACTACCATGAGGAAGAGTACTAACTCTAGACTCTTGAACTGGTGCCGAACAGGGGTATCCTCCTACTAATGCTTCACTATTACTATCAAATACTGCAGGATTCGTAGCCGAAGAACCAACTCTAGTTGGTAATACTTGACCTATTGCTGTAGAATATGTACCAGGTGGAACAAATCTAACAGACCCAGATGCCACTCCGTACATCAGTACTTTGAATTTCAATCCTCCAGTAAAACCATGATAATTTCCTGTCATGTACTGCATAGCTGTTAATACGGAAGAAGAAGACAAAAGTTCATCAATGGATATTGGAAAAACACCTTTATTGCTACCATCAAAGGGCAAAGGAATCGTGGATATATGTGTTAATCGCCTAATTATATCTCTAAGATTTATTATTGGTTTATAATCATCACTTCTCAAAAAATTCTCTTCCGTCTCTCCTTGTTCTAGTAACTGCTCCTGAGACGAAGTTTCAACAGTTACTTTATTATCAGCACTATGTGTTTCAAACTTAAGTAGTTTTAACACTTGACTTGTATCATTATCCACTAATATTGATTTTTCAGTTATTTTTTGTGTTTGTTGTTTTTTCGTAGGTTTCCCATACGTTTGATTGTTTTTTGCGTTCTTTATACCTGAATAAGCTTCAGATATAGTTATTTGTTTTCTAGTTGGATTTCGCAATGTTGGTTTAAAAGCACTCTCAAACAAAGGATTACGAAGTCTATCTGTGCTGTAACCATAAAACTGTAAATCTTCTGCAGCAGAAAAATAGATATTAAAATCAACTTGTGTAGCCACACTAGCACTTGATGTCAATGGAGTCAACAAATAGATATACACCATACCGTGTGACAAAGCATTTGTCCTTAAACACCTAGTACAGTCCAATTGTTCATCACTACTTGCATAAGGTAATTCTATCGTTTGAACTTGTCCTCCTGCCGAAAATTCAAAAATTTCCGACATAAGATTAGAAACATCTGACATCAAAGGCACCTTCGAGTACACATTTGAATCAACATCATAAACTCTAACTACCATTAATCTACAATAATGAAAATTCGTCATGCTGGCCTGAATATGCATACGCAACCCTCCTCTCCAGTATTTTGTTGCTTCATACATCTTTCTCATAGGAGTATAAAAATTTATTTCCTTTGCCTCTAAAAAAGGTGTAATAGGTCTACTAAAAATCACTCTTCCGACTGTAGTGTCGGAACCTACTGATACTGTTGCTTCCAACACTGGTTTAGAAAGCATTCGATTTATGTCCATTTCATCTTCAATTGTACCAAATTTTGGACCTTGAACCACTCTATCAAAATGAGTGTGGTGATCAAGTTTTTCATACATAGTAGGTTGATCTACTGAATTTGGAAAATTCCTAAAACCCACAATCATGCGATTAGTAATAGTTCCATCATTAGGATTATGAAAACCAGTCAACGCACGAACTCCTCGTCTACAAGCATCAATAAAATCTCCCGTGACTGTTCGAATACCAGCTGCTGCTCCGTCGAGCAATTTCGTCGGAATCTTAATTACATCACTATAAAAAGAATGAGTCTCATATTCTGAAGATTTTCGTCTCCCCGAACATTCACATAAGGTGAATTTATCACACTTACAACGAGGTTGAGCTTTAAAACACACGAGGTCCACACCACATTGTGTTATCCATGTTAAATCGGGCACTCTAGGTACATAAAATTCAGCCTGTGTTATTTTAACCTGTACTGAAACAGTAAGTGCGGTTGAACCAGTAGTTCCTGGATTCAACGGATTCAAAACCATAACCACAATGGTTGCATATACGTCACCATAAAACGTTAAAGCACTACTATGATAATAAGGAATCTCAACACACACAGGTGTACTTTCATTAGCAGACAAGAATGCATGTGGAGCTTGCAACAGCTGATTAATATGTACCAACGGAGTACCACTTGGAACAACAGCTGCTAATAGCGTACCTTGATGTAAAGGGGTACCTGCTACTTGTATCATAACACACCCAAGCATTCTACTATAAGTTGATAGCTTAAACGGTGCATTCATTAAATTATTTTGTGCTAAAGTATTACCGGGAAAAGACGAAAAATATACAATATGATTTCTAATATCAACTTGATCCCAAATTGCGGATCCTACGTTAAATGGTTTATTTAAAATAGTTGAAAAATCCATAGACATAACTTCCGGAACTGAAGTCAACTTTTCAAATTTATCATAGATTAATTTAGCCTCTCCGGCTTCTTTCGTGTATAAACCCGAAAAATATTTTTGTTTATTATTTTTAATTTGATTAGCGATTGATGTTTTTTATCTATCTTATTATCAATCACAATAAGAGATAGGATTTCTGTAATTATAATTGTGGAGGCGTGTCTAGCACTACAGAGACGCACTATTATGAACCGATATTCCTCCACAAAGCTTCGTAAATACTAGTATTTACTATTCGATTTTAATTCCATATAAATCTTCATTATACTCATACAACCCTTGATTATATAAGTTTATTAAATCATTCTGGCTTAATTCTCTCCACGCTATACCTTCAGCCCTTGCTGCATTTCTAACTATGGACATTTTTTCTTTATATATGTCTGAACCATGAAGATAAATCTCTCTCTGAAAAGCATTCAACTTATCACGCATGACTTCTTCGACATTTTTCTTACTATCTACCCAAGACAAAGAACTACAAATAGTGTTCATATCTAAAGGTCCTACTATCTTTCGTAATTCCGCGTGATACTCAAATGAGCGTTTAAGAAAAGTTATTTCCTTCAATGATTGAAATGGTGTATCAATATCACCTTTTCTAGAATCAGTAAATGTCATTCCTAAACTTTCAAAAAATTCTTTCATAGTTACACCATTAAGACTCTCTTCATATTTATTATCTGTTATTGCATTTACCTTATCATCTCCATAGACGTAATCTATTATAGTTCTTTTAAATTCACAAACACTCCTACTCTTAATAGGCACATTCCTGAAATACCACATTGCTGTATACGCTCTATTAATTAGACTATTCATTATTGCTGTTAAAAAACACCCTGAGGGCATAGAATGAGTCGTTATAAATGTATCATCATTTACCGCAACAATACTATTATTAATAGTAGAAAAAATAAAATCAAATAACACCATATCACCCGTGTATTTTTCACGGAATACTTCATAAATTATTTGCATTACTTGCGGTAACATCCTTCCATCATACTTTCCGATGTCTCCCGCCCACTTCTTATATGGTTTTATAGATGTAAAAATTTCTTCCCACTCTTTAAAAGGATTCACTCCTATCATTATTTGATTGTTCTTTCTATTATCAACAATATGTTCAACCATATTCCCAAATATTTGCTTTGTTAAAACCTGCAAATGCAACCTAGAAACACGAAAAGACCGGGGATACGTTTTATTAAGTGGTCTCAACTCATCTTTTAAAGTTTCACACCAAACTACATCTTCTACTTTTATTACTCCTTTCTTTACTTTACTTATAAAATATTCATAGTCCTCTTTAAAGCTAGGGGTCAATTCACCAAGGTCGTAATCAATACATGTTTTCTTACCCTGAGGGCATCCATAACCATTGCTCGATTTCTTATTAATACCGGACAATAATCTGGTACCATTTATAACTTCATTCATAGAGATATCCTGGAAAGGATCTATTAAATCATGCAAAATTGCCTTAGAAAATTGCAACTCATAATTATTGGCTGATTTAACCGGATCAAAAGCTTTCTTACTTATATCTTTAATGGTATGATTACCATAAATAGTTAAGTCCACAGGAACTCGCGTTATATCCAATACACCAAATAATGGACTAGGTATATAATTTGACGTCTTTGGAGTGAATATCTTTAAATCATCCTCCAATTTTATACCACTAAAATTAGGAATAACTTTATTAGAAATATTCGCGTCAATATTAATCCAAGTGTGATTCAATTGGACTCCTATCTTATTAATTATATCATCTTCCCATCTTAAAGAACATCCTATAGTAGTACTACTGCCTGCTACATGTATACCCAAAACAGTACCCTGACCAGATACTATCAAACTACCACATAAGCTAGGGTACGATAACGAATAGAAAAAATCAGTAGGCTTAAGGTAACCAAAATGCTCTCTAGTTTTAGAATGAACATACGGAGTATTTATTTCCACACCTGTTGCAAACACACTACTAATTCTTAAAGCACCGCGGGGGTGTACTAAGAGTGGTGACATTTGATAACCACTCACAAACAATTTTGATAAATCTTTAAAAGGGGAAGGATACGAATTGGGTAACTCCCAAATCGCATAATCGCTAGAATTATCTCTGTAAATTAATTTTATTTTCACATTATCTATAATCCTATGATTCGCTTCCCGATTTTTATACATTATCAAAAATGATTCATCCGCATCACTTATATGAGATACCGTAACTAAACGTCTACCACTAATTAATCCAACAGCACTACAACTTCCTCCTTCCATACTAATCACATCAATTTCCATAAGCTGTTTTTGTAAAAACACAACTGATGGGTGTAGGGAGTCTAAGGATATATTGTTATTATTTATTTTCTTTAGCACTTCATCCGGAATAAAAGATTCAGTTAAAAACTTACTCTTTTGTCTTTTCTTCAGGAAAAACCACACGCTATATAATATAGTGGCGCTAATCATAGTAATAATTGTTGGATACACAAAACTATCTACAGATAAATCTTGTAAATTCAAAATAGATTCATTATAAAAATTAGTAATACTCTCTTTTAATAAATCATAGATAAATTTACTCTTATCTGTAGCCCATTCACATGTTTCCGCAAAAGAACACTGTGTCTTAAACAACAATTTCGATCTATCCACTAAAGCAAGTTCTTCTACGCTCATACTATTATCAGAATACTGATTTTCTTTCACCAAATTATAAGTTTCTATAATGATATTCATCCACGCTGTAGTTAATGTTACATCACTAGCATCAGCCCAAGTTTCTAAGGTATATCCTTGATTAAGTAATGCTTCTTGCAAATCTAATGGAAATGTGGACTGCCAACCAGTTTTAACATCAAAATGTTTAAACTGAATGGCACCACTCACAACACCTCCCTTTCTAGAAACAGTTGCAAAATCAAATACATATGCTCTTCTCCAAAGAGCTTGTATATTATCAATACAATCTGCCTTAGTAATACCACTAATATGACTAAAACGATTTGTAGTGAACAATATATTCTTACTAGAAAAGAATTTCGTATCCTTTAATTCAGCAGACGCACACTCCAAAGGATACTTAACAGGTGCTACCATATTAATAAGACATCTAAACTGTGATACACCTTGTTGTCCGACATCATCCATATAAAAAATCTCTTCATTATTATAAGAATCGTAAAAATCTTTACCGTCGGAAGTAGACTTCACAATATGTGCATAAGAACTCATATTTAGAGTCGAAATAACTCTATTCATATAAACTGACTTCATACACCCAGGAGGCCCCTCGAACACAAAACAACAAGGTTCAATACGAGAGCTATTCTTGTAAGCATCAACAGTCTTAACTAAAACTTTAAAATCCTTTAAACAATTAGCTACACTACACGATCTCCTCGCCCAATCAGGCAAACTGACTTCCATTGCTATTCTTTGTTGTAGATTCTCTACTTTCGAAATAAATGAGTGATCCAAAACTACTTTAGGATTCTTTCTCCATACACTATATAAAAGTCTAATCTCATATATCACTTCATACTGGCGCAAATCAAATAAAGTATTTAAACCCTTTGTAAAAAACGTCGGTAAAGTAAAGGGTAAATACTCAATTAATTTACTTAAATAATCCGTTACTAAGGAATAAAAACGGAAAACACCACTCATCTCATCTAGCAACTTAGCATTAGAAAACATAGACATTCTCCTAAAAACTTCAAACAAATCTTTAGGTAAAAACATACTAGCAGCACTAATACCAGCATTCAGAAACATATGCGTTTCCCAATCATTTTTAAGGACTTTAGTACCCGAATACAGTCTATACAATTCTAGACATAAATTTAAAATAGAATTTATAGAACCTCCTCTCTCAACTAAGTCCACACACTGTAAAGTCAAACTTAAAACGCTGGAAAAGAAATTTTTAAAAGGTTCCATACCTATATTACGAATCTTCATCGAAGAAGAGCCTAAACACTGTATAGAATCTATAATAAATTTACATCCACCCAAAAAATCGCTAAAGTTAGAATGAGTCTCCCATAATGGAGTTTTATATTTATGCAATATATTTAAACAATCTAATTTAGTAAGAACAGTAGTATACTTTACAAGATTTACTCCTAT